CCCCCCCCCCAGAAGCGGAGAAGTTTAATGTAGTTTCACGACTTGCAAAGCTAGGGTTAGCATCAGCGGTTACTTGAACCTGTTGACTACCCCCCCCCCAGTGTCAGGGGTAATTGTTACAAAATCTTTCTTCATTTTACTAAAATTTAGTTATTAATAATTCACCCTTATAGTGAAGCGTGCACTTTCCTCACTATTTGGCTTCGTTAAATACGCTCCAACCGTCTGTCCATCCTGTTTGACCACGACGCACCGCCCAAAACTCCACAACAGTTTGTTCACATCCGTCCTCAAAACAAATGCGCCCGTTCGGCAATACTGTCATCCATTCATTAGCCGCCATATAGCGGTGAGTTATCTTTGCGCCCTTTTGAGCCAACGCATAAGCCTCACTATAAGTTAACGTTCCGGTGGGTGCATCTTTTGTAGGTGAACCCATGTGTAAATTCCTTTCTGTTCTAGTCATAATTTATTCTATTATTAAGCTGTTATGTACTTTGTAAATGTCGGTTATTCTTATCTGTGAGCGATGAACGCCCAAATCCTTAGCAATTATACCCGTTGCGCCCTGAATGTGCGTTTTAGAGAACTTTAGATTGTTAGGGCTTTCCGGTTCCCATTCTTCCGTACGATAGGAGAGTGTGTAATCCTCTTCCATGGTTACATCACCGCCCTCTGACATAATGGTATGCACGGTGAATTTTACGTGAAATCTGTGAGCTTTAAGCATACTAAAATTCAATTTTGCTGATGCGGTTACACTTTGGACAAATGTGATGCCCGGAATTTTTACTCTTGTAATAGTTTACAGGTCGCCAATTCTTGCGACGGCTACGTTTGCCGCAATGTATGCACCGAGGGTGACGTTCTGCGTACAGGTGTCTCAATACAATAAACACGCCTGCAAATAACAGGGCGATAATCAAGAATATAGTTTCGTTAGTACAATTCATGTCTTTCATCCAGTAAAAATGTTTGTTATTATTTCAACGGAATTTTCCCCAACAGCGTCAATGTCTTCAGAGGTGATATACTCATACTCACAACAACGAGCCGTAACCTTTACGTCTGTGAAACTGTCAATCAACTGTTTTAGTAGTTGCACTCTATCCTCATAGGATAAACTTTTTACATTTATTTCCATATTATTTATGTGTTATACCATATCCGAATAATGCGAAGTCAGCTTTTGCGGGGTCGTTTGGGAACGCTAGACGACATTGCTGTGTTAATTGGTACGCTGCTCTCATGTTATTGCCTTTTACGGTAATAAGACCCAATTGACGAGCCATACGAGCGACGTGAGTGTCCAGTGGTACGATTAGTTTGCTAGTAGGAATGAAAGACCATATACCGAGGTCAACATCGCTGCCCCACCGCACCATCCAACGCATGAACATACAAACCCGCTTACAGGCACTCTTCGTATCTTTGGGCACGCCTTTAACTTCTGGAAACAGGTTTAGAACTGATTGCACCCAATCGGGGTTCTTAATTTCATCGTACTGTTTGCAAACTGCCTGTTCCATAGTGGTGAAGTTCTGGTAAATGTCGTACAGACGTTCACATAAGTCGTAGAAATCACCCCATTTGTAGAAGCGGTACAGAACGGCATCTTTTAGGTGCTCCATCTGTTCCCACCTGCGTTCCACTATAAAGACGAACGGGCTACCCGATGACAGGTAGTTCATTTCATTGATGAGTGCCTGTATAGTGGAAACAATAACCTTGCGATTGCCATACGCCAACCAAGAAGCGATGAACCCTACGATTTCCATATCCTGTTTGTCAGCATAGGCGTGAACAAAGCGCACGGGGTCATCGTTTATGAAATCTTTTGTTTCATATTCGGCTGCCAACTTGCGCAACAGTGTTTTTAATTCTTTTTCCATAATCTTTGGTATTATTTCAGTATCTCTTTAATTCTCCCGATACTAATTAAACGTTTCATCGTTTCTCCGTCACTGTAAAATAGTTTCATAAAGCCCAATATCTGGCGGTAGTTTTTAACAGGCTGTGGAATGAGGATGATGGTTTGTTTAGTATTTTCATCAGTCCTAGTCAAAGATTGTGCCCAATTAGGTTTGAGTATCCAGACTTCCCCCGTTTCCAAGCATCGCACTATCGTACGGGGTTCCTCCGTTTTAATGTCCCTAAAATTGTAAAATCTTGCGATACGAAACTCAAAATGTTCTCCGTGAGTGCTCAATATAGGAGCGTAATGCTTTCCTATCGCATCGCTCATATCTACCACGCCAAACCACCTACGGCAAAAATCTCCATGAGTAGCCGTTTTTACTTTTGTGGGGGAGTAGATAATGCACGGTTGCCCGCTGTCAGGAACTGTTTGAGGCTTACTTGCTGTTTTCTTTCTTGGTGCTGTTTTCATACTGTTCAATATTACTGTGATAAATTTGACGAATTACCCCGTTCTTTTTAGGTTCTTTCTTAACGGTATATTCCACACCTTTCATCATTATATCCACTTTATTGCAGATGCCGATAATAGGGTGGATGCTTAGAATTTTTACGTATCCAATGTGGTCACGTACTAAGTCCCCAACTTTATAGGGACACCACGACATTACGTACTCGGTTAAAATGCGTTTCTTTTCCAACTTGTACTGTTCTTCCAAGTCTTCCATTTCAGCTCTAAATTCTTTGTAGTCCATATCATTATTCGTTTAAATCAGCCAAATAAGCCTCATGCGCTTCCTTACAGGCTGCATCCATTATATATTCCATATTTTCGTAGTCAGGGTTTTCTCTCATTGCAAAACCCGTTACATCAACATATAAACAACCGTCTTCCTCACATTCAACAATAAACCATCCATCGTTGTACATTACATAGCCATCCTCGTAAATGGTTTGTATTAGCGTGCGTCCGTCTTTCATGGATGAGCTAGCTAATTCGTAGGGACAAGTAATTGTTCCCTGTTCGGCTTGTTGAATGCGAGCCATTGCTACCAAAGCCACTTTTGCAAGCTGCCGACGTGACTTAATGTTATCAACCCAACGGTGAGTTCCAATTGGTTTGCTAAAGTCCAAATTTGCGTAGTACCTGTTACCTTTCATGACGTTGTTTATTTAATTGACTACGCAAATGTACGGGTTCTTATGGAATATCCAAGGAAACACTCGGGAAATTCTTTACATAAATTCAAAATAAAAGCCGCAACCCTCACGGGCAACGGCTCCGAAAATATGATTTCAACATTAAACACCCTACTTATGCTCACGCACTTTTAGATGGCAACAATTAAATTAAGAATATAAAAATATGAAAATAATTGTATTATGTAAACACAATACTATTTCTTTTTAGCGGCTTTCTTCGGTTCAATGACAACCTTAATTGTCTTTGACGGCTTGAAGCCAAGTGTATGACTTTCCGGGATGTCAAGCGGTTTGTTAGTTAACGGGTTGTTACCAACTTTCGCAGGGTTGATTTTCTGTTTGAATTTACCGAATGGCAGGCTGATTTCACCACCGTTTTCAACACATTCGGTAACAATAACAGGGGTCATCGCATCCACCACCTTTTCGCAATCTCTTTGGCTCAAACCACTGTTTTCGGCTAAAGCCTTAATAAATTCTGATTTTCTCATTTTCGTTTTTAATTTAATTAATAAAAATAGAACTTTGGTTATTATATACGTGACATCAGGTTATCATCCGGTTGTCACATATCACATTTGCAACTTATTACAGAATACTCCTAATTAAATCCTTAGTCCTATCCTTTCCAAGAACTCCTCGGACTTTGCCACCTTTCTTTTCATAAAAGAAAACATACCAAAGTTGAAGATTAGGCAACCACCATCTCTTAACTTCATTATAACCCTTAAAGTATCTTTCAATACAATTCATATCCAAATTGGGAATCCATATTTGATACCAAACCCTCTTTCCCTCTTGGCATTTAAGAATTCTTTTATGAGATTTATTACTTATCACTTCAACCTTTATCATTCTGTCATATTTATAGGTAGTATCATAAATAATGCAAGTAATATTCCGATTATCATCCCAATCAAAATTAGACAGCCCAGATAGGCACATCCTTTCTGCATTTCCCGTACATTTTCCTCGTTCTTTGCCTGTTGGCAACGTGCGCACACCTCTTCGTTAGTGCAACCACACGCACGACATTCACCATCATCTATCATTGACATAGCTATCTACAATCATCACTGTAAAACTCTGCAAAATCTTGCTTTAACTCATCACACTTTTCAGCGGCATAACGTTTCATCGCTGCAATAATAGCATTAAACACGTCAGTGTCAAATGCTCTTTTATGTTCGGGGAGTTGTGCTATCTCTTCCCACAAAAATTTTTCAGCTTCTTCCATAATCTATCTTATTTTAAAGTGTTCCACGCATATTCTTCAAGCACTTCTTCCACGTCTGTGTCACACAAACCGCCAACGTGGTTTCGCATAAAGTCTTCCAAGCTAGCTCGGTTCTCCTTGTCAAGTTTGTCAGCGGCTTCATTTTCGCCCCGTGCCATTAACTCGGCTACGGGAATAGCCATTTCAAAAGCAAGAGCGTCCACGTTCTGTTTGCACTCTTCGTACAGTTTCTTAATTTCCTCTAAATTCATAATCCATTGGTTTTAATTATGGTTTTTATACGTTGTGAGTAATTTTTCTTCTCTGCATAAACTCTGTCCAAATAGGTGAGGTATTCGTCACGTGACAGGTTGCGGGCAAATGCTGTCTGCCAAAGAGCATAATCCACAAGACATTCGTACCAACTGTTGAAGCAGGCGTGCCCGTACAGTACCCCAACAGCAAGCGTCGGGCGAGTAGAGGGCACTTTCATTCCGGTGCAGTTGTGTCCGTCTACAAATAGACGGCTCGTAAAGTGTCCGCTTTCTTCAATGCACTGTGCCATCACAATGTCTGGATGCTGTATTCGCAAAGCGTATATTGCCCCGTACACGCTATCTTGGAGCGTTGTGGCGACGTTCGTGCTGTCAGTCGGGGTAACTATTGGTTTGCTGCATTGCGTTCCAATACACGCCTTATTGATTAGCATGATAAATGAAGCAAGAACAACCATGCGCCACGTTACCCACCAAACAATTCCCAAACTTTTCTTGAAACGTAACCTGTTCATTATATTGTTATTTTAGGCAATTCAGCCGTGATTTTATTAATAGTCTGTAACAGGCTATCTCTTATTTGTGCAGCGTATTCTTCACTCGGGTATAAAGAGGAATATAATGTTGTTCCCCCGTCCAACCGAATGACAAAATACCATCCAAATTTGTGCCTAGAACCCATTAATGCTCTGTCGTAATCTCTAATTATTTCGTTGCCTACTGGATTTTTGCGGTCTTCTTCCGTAATTAATGACAGTGCACGTTCCACTTCCTGACGATACAACTTGTAAGCGTCGGAATATATGTGTGACAACACACTTTCTTTACGAATATCGTTATTATCCATATAAAATAATTCGGGGGTCAATGCAATTATTCCCGATACTTTCTTAATGCTAAAGACGCACACGGGTTGGTTATTCAGTAATATCCACATAACTCTACTGATTTAGAGGAAATAAATAGGAAACCTGACCTTTCTCTTCCGGATGGTTAAACGGGCGGTTGTCAACGAAAATGCAGTTGCCGCATCCGTCTTGCTGTTCTATATTTACCGTCTTTCGGGCTACGTAGTTCTCCAGCCGTGTAGAAGTTATAATCGTGGTCGCTACGCTTTTATCCTTGCGGTCAAATTGCACGGCTTCGCCTGTGTAGACATAAACTACTGGAGCGGTATAAGTGCCGAGCATACCAAATTTATTTCTAAACACCCTGTTATTCACGGTGTTCTCTACGGCTCGTAATTCCACCCATGCAACAAATATAAGGTCGTCACCCTTGCACGCTCTTAACCTAAACTGTTGGGGTGCGAGTTCGGTAATCTTAAGAGTTGTCCCGTCATCACGCAACATTTCATCGTCCAAATTTAGGGACAGCACTTTGTCGTAAAACGTTTCCTTACTGTTTTGTGCCGTGGTACAACTTGCACCAAGCATCAGGACTGTAAACAGACCTATCAAAATTCTTGTTCTCATAATTGGTTCTCCTCATTATCGTTAGTAATATTATCATCTGTTGGTATTGTTACGGGCGTGTCCAATGCGTCAATAAGTTCATCGTGAGCATCAAACTCGGTTGGATATTCGTCCATACCCTCTGCCACTACCATCGTGAAGTCCGGCTTATAGGTTTCATCCACGACTACGAACTGTTGCGCTACTCGGCTCCAACGTAGTATGTTCTTCGGTATCCATGTCACACCCAAATCGTTGTTAATAATGCGAAACGCCTTGTTCGTGATATGCGTGATAGCGGCTGTTCGCATAGCGTCATTATAGTAAAAACGCACCAACGCACTACAATCCATGACAGAGCGTATCTGTCCGTCCTGTAATTGACTGCTGTCGCCAAATATGGCACGCCACTTCTCACGTACGAGTTGTCCAGCTAGCACCACCGCACCGTCAGGAGCGAAATCCCATTTGTCAAAGACTACCAAGTGACTCTGACCGTCCTCGGTACGTATTTCTAAGGTAATATCCGTTATCTTCATAATTAACAAGGTATTTCAGATGTGTTTAAACAAATTTCTCTTTTCGCAAATTCGGCTTCAAAGGCTTCCCAAACAGGCTTCCATGTTTTGGCAATTACACCACCAAGTTCACCGCTTCCATCCATTTTATAATCCAAACTTTCATAATGCTCCATTTCGTTGTAATAAGCTAAAAGTTCAGCATCAGATAATTGTGTTAAATCTTTCATGATTGTAAGTTTTTATTGATTGACAGCGCAAATATAGTGGGAGGGATTTATATAAACAAGAAATCCCGGAAATATTTCCGGGATTTTCCTAAGATTTAACAATTGACCTAAATTTCTAGGCGATAAATTGGGTTACAGTCTTCGTCCTTAGTGGCACTCACGTACATAGTGCCATTCCATTCAAATGAAATAATACATCTTGGGACAGGGCTGGCAACGTCTATTAAAATTCGGGTAAGTGACACGTTGCGTACTACCTGATACAGCCTTTCCCCCGATATGTTATTAATCATACAGACCAACAGGTTTCTTCGCATAGTGTCAGGCGGGTTCTGCCATACCGATTTATTAGTAGGTGGTGTATCATCCTCAACCTCTATCGCCCCGCTAGCTAGCTTCTTAGCTCGTTTGCGCCAATATTGCGCCTCGGCTGTTAGTTTGTTTACCTTGCGAATCAAACGGTTAACTAGACGTCTTTTACGAGTTGCAGCGTGCATCTTTACTCTAATTATCTTTATTGGTTTCATGGCTCAAATAGCAAAATTATTAATATAACAGTTGTCCAGATAGACTGCCAAAATGCAGTCATCGCCCAATGAATACCCGTAGGGTCGTTTTCGGAAAACTTTGTCCAGTTGCTGAACATAATACCTATCCCAATGATAGGGATATAATATTTCCACATCTTTCTCATAATTACAGGAACGGGTCAATGTTTTCAGCTAGCCACGCCTCGTCCTCAAAATTCTTTTTAAACTCTGCGACTTTGGCGTTAAATTCTTCTTTAGTTTCAGCCTCAAACGTCTGTGAGGCGGGGCACATTGTATTCGCATACGCTTCCATCTGGTCACGTTTGTTGTTATACGCTCGTACACGAGCAACAGAAGCGGGGTAACGAGGAACCGTAGGGTTAGCACATTCTTCATCGGGTAATACTTCCCATTTGCTATAAGCTAAATAAAGTCCGTAAATCATGGTTGTAAATGAATTATAGGTGTAACATCGTAGGAGGTCAAATATCCCTGGACTTCCAATATCAGGTCTGCGAGCTGTTGCTCTGTAACTACTCCGTCGGCTACAACCGTGTATATCAGTGCGGGTTCGCCTACGGGGTTAATTCCAAACGTTAAATGAAACGGCACGTGCCGTTCAATAAAGAACTCGGTTGTCACCTGCCACACTGTTTGCGGTGTGACTAAGTGCATTCTACTAGCAGTCTCCATTCGGGTTGTTATTGCTGTTTATAACAATAGGAATTTCTACCTCTGGAGTATCATTATCATCCATCTCTTCACGTATGTCTTTCACCATTTCTTGGAAATTCATTAAAAAATCGGGTATCTCATCGGGGTATTCGTGTAAGTACGACAGAACCGCATTATATACCAAGTGTCGTCCAGCGATATCCTGTGGGCTATCCCCACCCATAGCGTTCGCAATGGCTGTGTCAGGCAATATGACCCCGCCCTCTTCTTGATGCGTTACCTCATCAATAATTCCAATACGTTTGGTGATTTCGTTTTTGTTGTCACAAATAGCAATAAATGCGCAACACTGTCCATATTCACGAAGTTTCTCATAAAGGGTATCAAATAACTCGTGAAGTTCGGGTGTAAACCCTTTCTTTTCCTTTTTCTTTGCCATAATCTATTTCTCCTTATTTTTAATTCCTGTCTTTCCATAATACAAACCGCTATGTCGCCCGCTCGGCATACAGTACACACGACACAACAATGCTTCAGCGGTAATGTTACGGTCGTTAGCGGCTACAATTCGGGCGGCTTTATTTGCAGCCGCTTGAGCTGACTTGCGATATACCTTGTCCAGTGTCTTAAAACGGGTTCCGTCACTGTTCAACACGTACACTCTATAATAACGAGCCCCAATTTCGGGGCTCTTTGTTGCTGTTCCCATGTCAAGTAGATTATTCGTTAGTAACTGTTACGTTGCCCAGAGCCTTTTCGGCACGAGCAATTTTACGTTTCAGGCTTGCAATGCGGTGTTTAACCTCTTTAGAGGGTTCGGCAATGGCTTCTTTTTCTTTGAGTTCAGCCGTGTATTTGTCCAACCGTTCTTGAGCATCCCCGCGACGTGCCTTTTTATCAGTGTTTACGTTCTCTTTGGGGTTCTTTTTAGCGGCTTTCGGTTCAGCCTCTGACTTGGCTACCTTTGCAGCCTTTTTCGCCCGTTTAGCCTCTTCTTCAGCTTTCTTAGCGGCTTCAGCCTCAGCCTTTGCACGTGCCTCCTCTGCCAATACGTCAGCCGTCTTAATACAAGTTGCCACGTTCTTAGCAATCTCGGCTTCACGCTTTTCGCTTAACTCCTTGTAAATGGTAACGAGGCGTCCATAACCCTCAAACAGTTCCTGTTTACTGTTCTTTTCGGTGTATTGACGTGGCGTGTAGTTGCTGTTCAGCTTGGCGAGTGCTACCTGTATATTAACAATTTCTTCCAACATAGTGGGCTTGCTTACATACTTCAGACATTTTGTTTCGTTCAACATATCGTTGTTAATCACGAAATTTGCGGAATTGTTTACTGTTGCTTTCATAACTATTGAATTTTAAATTGTTTATTGAATTAATTTGACATTGCAAATGTAGTTACTTCAATTGAATTGTACAAGAGTTTATCCGGAAATTCTTTGAAATATTTTGATTTTATGCCTGCAAGTCCCGTGTAGAGGGTTATCCAAAGATTTCGTTGATAACACAGTTCGCAAAGCGTTCTTCCAGTTCCCTGCGAGCGTCTGGTGTTGGCTCATGTGTACGTAGGCTCTTAAAGTATGTCGTATCACGCTCTAAAGTGGTCAACATAACGTTTAAGGCATTAGGGTGATAACAATGCACTGCCACGAGGCGTCCGTGCCGCAAATCGTCGCAAACGGTTATCTCCCAACAGTTGTCCTCGTTCGCACGTAGATAACAGTTTCTCATTCCCATGCTGCCACCACCCAACAAGGGTCGGATGTGGATTTGGTAGTCGTGTCCTGGAGTGTACACCCGTTGTCTTGTCAATAGGTAGCGACCGCACGCTGAACGATGCACCCACTGTTCGTCACATGCTTGTATTACTCGTACCCACGTGCGCTCGGGCACGCTGTTTAAATTCACCATCATAATTCTTATTTTTAGTTTGGTTATTATACTACCATTCTACACCGTTCAACAGTGCCCCTCTGTCTACGAGTGGTTTATTAGGGTTTGCCACGGCTAGCTCCACGACCTTTTTGAGTACCCAATCATCAACGCTTAGTTTGCAGGTCTGCGCCCTGTAATAGTACACGGCTGACTTCGGAACCCAAACGTTCTGTAAATAGTCCCGTCCATTATAACGAAAGGCGACATTATACATTGTCGCCTGCCCACTCTCACTTGTTTTGCCTATGTAGGCACTAACTACCGCCATACTCAACCCTTATCTAATAGTTCCAAATAACTCTGTTTAAACACTCAACCACAACGCTCCACGCCTGTACAATGAAGTACAATACCAATAGGAACAGGCTTATAATAACGCTCGTCCAAAACTTTATCCACACGTTACGGTAACGGGGTTTCAGTATGCGGCTACCGAACCGTCCACAAATGAAGTTATAAATCTTTTCTGCCATAGCTGCCCTCCTCCTTAGTATTTCTTGTATTCGTTCATAAATTTAGGTAAACCCATATCGTCCAGATTGCTAGCGGAATATACACTTAAACGCAAAGAGGATGGTAATTTCCGTATGTCCAATTCTTGTTTAAGCCCGCTAATCATAATAGAAGCTGATGTACTTGTAAACGTGTCAGCTTTAGCACTAAATTCGTTAATAAAATCCGGTTGCCCCTTAAAGACTTTTTGGACAAGGCTTTTAAGAAAGCCCATTTGTTTTTCGGTAATTGCTGCCATAATTTTGAGTTTTAATTGTTATTGAATTAATTTGACGCTACAAATATACTGGATTCATTTGATATATCAATAAAATCCCCGGAAAATTCCGGGGATTACTCAAGATTTATTTCTTCAACTGTTTGAGATGAGCTATGTAACGAGCGTGAAGACATTGTATGTTATAACCACCAGCCAAGATACAGCTCGTTTTGAAGAGATAACGGCTTCCGGCTGTAATTACTACCCACTCGCCTACATAGTTGCCCTGCTGACCGTGAAAAGAGATGAGGTTGAACGATTGTATTTCATCCTTTATAGGAGCGAGTTTCTTTTCCACCTGACCCATGAGTTTAGCTGTGGCAGCAGCGATGATGAACTTTACCTCTGACTCACGCTTTGCCTCGAACTCCTCACGTGATTTGCAATAGAAGAACAGGTTCAGGATGCCTGACTTCTGAAGTTCCTCGTTCTTTTTGATTGACGGGTGGTTACGATAGGAGGTCGATTTGGTTCTGTCCCATACTATCTCATCCTCATGGGTGTACCCGCACAGGCTGTAATACTGACGACGAAGAGCCGTTGCCTCAACTGTCTGTAATGACTTCGGATATTCTTCCTCATTTTCCTGAAGACGTTTACGAGCGTAGGCTTTCTCTGCCTCATCAGGTAGTTCACCCACACAGTTAGGAGTCGTGCCCTTAGCTATCATCGTATAAAGACGCTTGATACTTTCGTAGTCCTCGACTCTCAACTCATGATTGTGGATATACCATGCTGATGACTTGTACAGGCTCAGAGCCTCTTGGTATGTACTCCAACCCTGTTCCCAGAACTTTTCGATAGAGGCTCTTAACTCGTCGAGTGTTACTTGAGCCGTTGCTAATACTTCTTGCTGAATGTTTTTTACTGTTCTCATGACTTATTGATGTTATTGATTTAACTTGACAGTACAAATATAGGGGCAAAATCTGGAATATCCAAGACCTGCCCCTATAAATTCATCAATAAAACTCAATTATTCTTCAGTACCCTGTTTGTACGGGTAGCCATCAGTATAATTCACCACCTTTTCCATCACCTCATTAAAGTAGGTAGCCATCTTGTGAGCCGACGTTGCGTTGTCCTTATGTCGGCTTCTACGCATCTTTCTCACGCCTGCTCGTGTAGCTATCTCAAACATGCTGTTCATCGCCAAATAGCGGAGCTTCGGGTTTTCACGCTTATCTTTTTCTGACAGGTAGATATGTCCGCTACGCTTGTACTCCACCGTCTTTGCCTCAAAATCCACACGGAACATTAAGAAAACGCTGTTTTCGCTAATACCATTCGGGTAGTCCTGCGGGTTCAAAGCGTCCACCACAATAAAACACACGTTCGGGTAAAAGTTGGTGCAACTGTACCGTACTTGTTTTGCGAGCGGGCACTCTTTTTGTATTAACCCACAAATTTCTTCTAGTTGCTTGCTGTTCATTGCTACCTGTTCTTCTCTAGTTGCCATATCTGTTTCCTCCTATTATTTAAATACTGTTGGTAATTCGTTAGTTCTTCCGGCTGCATAATCAAACACCTGTGCCACGTCCTTAGCAAGTTGGCGGCTTAATTCACGGTCACGCCCTACATAACCCTCGGCACGCAACGTTTTTAAAGCCTGACGACTGTTAGAGAGTGCTGTTGCTGTTTCTTTGCAGGGGTTCTTATCAAAGGCTTTATCGGCAGCCTCATAAGCGGCTGTAAGCTCAATTTCTTTTGCGATGTACTGTTCTTTCGTTAACATAGTCTTAAACGTTTTATTGATTTTGATGTTACAAAGGTAGTCTTTTTATTTGAATATCCAAGGAGTGCTCGGGGAAATTCTTAGATTTTATTCAAAAATAAAAGCTCCCTAGTTTGGGAGCTGTGTCAGTATTGCCTCACATTCTTTGGCTGTTAATTCAGTAGGTCGCCAGTAGTTAAACCCCTCACTTAGCCTAACTTCACCTTTCTTACCATAACGGTAAACCTCTCTGATTGCCACTGTTGCAGGCACATATTCATGCTGCTTAGTAGTGTAATTGTACCCTATGTATCTTTGGTAACTAATCGTTACGGGGTTGTTAAGTTTAACCTCACCGTTGATAGAAACGATTTCTTTAACTCTGGAAACTAACACTGAACTTGCCTTCATAACACCAAGTATTAAACCGAGCGGAATGTGCCGCCCACACCGTTGATAACCTTTATCAACACTGCAAAGGTACATATAATTCTTGAATAAACAAGAGTTGTCCGGAGTTTTTCTTAGAATTATCTTGATTTTTCTTAAACCAGACTTTCATATCTTATCTATCGTTTTGTTACACTCGCCCGGAACGGGAGCGGCACTTTCTTAAATATGGATGCGTCAGTACTCACAAATAGATGTAAGTGTCCGAAGCATGAGCGTCAAATTGTGTATAAGATATTAGGAGCTCTAAATCTTGCCTGTTTTCGCACCTACTCCACACGACAGCCCTCGGTCTTCAGGGGTATTGATGCGGGCGGGAATTTCGCCTCAAAACTCCTGGAACCACT